CATCCACGCAGCCGTGCAGGTCGCCGACGGCGAAGTCGCGGCCAGCCATGTTCGCCGGATGGTGGCAGAGGGGGGCGGTGGCAGTCATCCCCTTATCTTAGGCGCTCGCGTGAAGAGAGGTGAGATATTTCCAAGGGGAAACGCGTGATATTTCCGGTATGACGCGGGATGGAACGGGATCACACGGAACGGCGCTTGCAAACCGCTTGCGTAGGTTGAAACAGAAATATCTCTCTCTGGGGCAAGGCCCGCGAGGGCCGCGTCAGGCCGAAGGCAAGGTTCGCGAGGAGACAGTGGTCAACGGTGGGACCGCGAAGCGGTTGTCCCCGCCCTTGTGGTGGGGACAACACCGTTGTCCACTGGCGGACGCGGGATTTACGACAACACTTGCGGACCGATTCTGCGGCGCTACGTCGACGGCTGCTGAGAAGTCTGAGGGGAGCCCACTTGCCTGTCAAGGCAGCCCCTCAGGATCAGTCAGTAGAGGTGGGGCTTGCAAAAAGATCGCGTTGGCGCGCGGCGATTTCCTCGCGACGGACCGCCTTAATGATCTTGTAGATCCACTGGAGCGACACGCCAAACTTTCGCGCCAGTTCGGCATGGTTGTCGCCGCGGAATTCGTCAAAAATCTTCCGATCGCGCTGGGACAGCCGGTACGACACACCCATCGGGAAGTAAATGTTCTGGCCGCCCCAGTGGCCGGCCATGCGGTCGGCGATCTCGCGCCCGAGCTGGTTCGCCTGGTCGGCGCCGATGTCGGCCAGTTCGATCAGGGCCTGGGCGACCTGCAGAGACAAGTCGACCAGCAGTTCCGGCCCTTTGCTTTTGAACGTTTCGTCCTTCATACGGCCTCCGTCGTCCTGTCACGCCATTTTTTGAGGTGCTCAATTACACGGGATGCCTGGGCGGAACTGAGCCATTCGAGCGCGTCGACGTGCGTCATGCGCTTTACAAAAGCCCCGAGCGCCTCCTCAGACCGGTTCTGTACGACGCGACGATCCGCCAGCTCAAGCCATAGGCCCCGGATCATCTTCGACTGCTCGTCGTCGGCCTGACCGCGCACGCCCTTTTTGGAACGCACTTTAAAGCCGCAGCGCTTCAGGTGTTCCAAGACCTTCTCCAGCTCTGGAATGGTCAGATCGGCGGCCGATTCCTTTCTTCCAACCTGCCTGAGGACAGCACGGTAGCTGTCATCGGCCATCGCCAGTTCATGCTTTGCGACGTGAATCAACCGGATGAGCTGCTGCCTATCGGCCATATTTCACCCACTCAGAACACCCCTCACGCACTCGCGGCAGGTCGCCGCCACACACGCAACCGCCAGCACGTTCGCAATATCCACCCGGCGCTGCTTCCTGCTGCTCGAATTGGCGGGCAGCGAGCAGCGAGCGCGGCACGACGACGAAATCCATGCGATTGAGCGCGTTCGTAACACAGTTGGCGATCTCGTCCGCGTTCGCGATCAGCGCGTCGGGTTCGTCGTCTGGGCTGTTGCGGTCCGGGATCTCGGAAATTTCGCCGATCAGCGTGGCCGTGAACGACGAACGATGCTCGTCTGCCTGGTCGTCCGTCAGCGCTTCAAGGCGGCTCATATCAGTGGTCATGGTGTGTTCCTTGTTCAGAGTGCGTCGTTCCGGCAAATGTTGGACGCCCGGTGCGTCGGGCGTCTCCGCCGCAGCTCGACGATTACTTGACGGCGTCCTTCAGTCCCTTGCCAGCCTTGAACTTCGGCGCTTTCGAGGCGGGGATCTTGATTTCCTCGCCGGTCGCAGGGTTGCGCCCGGTGCGGGCTGCCCGCGCACCTACGCTGAACACCCCGAATCCCGTCAGCGTCACGGTGTCGCCCTTGCGCAGCGACTTCGTGATGCCTTCGATAACGGCTTCCAGGGCGAAGCCGGAGTCGGCTTTCGTCAGGCCGGTTTCTGCTGCCACGTGATTGACCAGGTCTGCTTTGTTCATAAACACTCCGTATGGTGGATACCGCGAGACGCTCGCGGCCAGCGAAAATGCTCGATGTCGCGATTACGCGTTCGCGATGTCGAGCGGAATCTGTACGTATTGGTCCGTATCACCGACGCGCTCATAGACGCGGACGTACGACTTGCTGCCGATCACCTGCAGAGCCTCGCCGATGGCTCGCATCGCCTCCATCCAGCGCGGATCGGTAATGTCCAGTCGGCGCAGCGCGAGCACGCGCCCGGTGTTGATCTGGCCTTCCTTGTCGGTCGCAAACGCCTGCGTCACGATCGCCTGAATCTCGGGGCGGGCGTCCAGGGTCCAGTCACGAAGACACTCGTCGATCATGGATTTGGCCGCCTGCAGGCGTTCGTCGAACGCGATGCGGTCCTGGATGGCGCGCTGGATGCGATAGCGGCCGTCGAACGAGTACAGAGTGACGTTGCCCTTCTTGCCGCCAACTTTCGAACCGTATTCCTCCGCGGAAAGATCGATAAAGGCGGAGATATCACCGAAGATTCGGGCCTTCAGGTCGACGAGTCCCTTCGATCTCGCTTTGGCTTCGTCGGCCAGCTCACGCACCAGCCGATCACGTTCGCGATCGATGGGCTTGATCATGGTTTCCGGAATCAGGCAGCCTTTCGCGTCCTGCCAGTAACCGCTCGGAATCTGTTTCTGTTCCATGTGTTGCTCCTAATCGGTGGATGGTTGAAGGTTGATTAGCTCGTCCACCAGCGACGTATTTCCTTGCGGCAGAGGCAGACGAGAAAGACAATTCCCACGGCAATAACGATGGTGTCGCTCATAGCAGTCCGGGCGGTGCGGTTGTTCATCAGTCGATGCGTGCGATTTCTTCGAGACTCAGGCCGAGCAGCTCCGCGGCGCGGTCCGGGTCGATGCCGGCGTCTTCCATTTGCTCGATAAGCGTCTCGTCGCCCGTGTGGTCGCGGTACTCGCCGACCACCACACCCGGCATAACGCCGGTTGTCTCCATGTACGCTCCGACGACGCGCAGTAGCGTTCCAAGTTCTTGAAACGTCGGTTTCTCGATGCTCACGACTTTTCTCCTGTTGCGGGAGCGTTGATCTGACGGGCCGACTCCTGCGCAAACTCGCGATCGAATGCCCGCAGTTTTTTCAGGCGCGCGAGCACTGCACGACGAACGGTTTTCTGAAGGTTCGGCATCTCCAACGCGGCCTCACACTTCACGCGATCAAAGTCGCGCACCATGCGGATGCGGTCGTCCGCCGTGCAGTACTCCGTTTGCACATCGCCGTAGCGCGGGCCAAGGAACGGGCTCATGCTGCTATCTCCCACGTCACTCGAACGCTCATGAAAACGACGGAGGCGAACTGACGATTGCCGTTCCGCTGGATCGAAATACCGCCCGCACGCTCTCGCAGCACGTCGGACGACTTCACAAGGTACGGGCCGATCTGGATAGTCGGTCGGCCGCCGTCGCGCGGCGCAATCTCTTCGGCCAGCACCCGATAGCCCAGGCCGCGCAGCGCCCGCGCACAGGCGTTCAACAACGTGAGACGCGAGACGCACTCCGCGTCGAACACCCGCGTGCCGTCAGGCAGTACGCTCCGCGGTGCGGGTAGGTTCATTTGCACGATGGCGCCCATGTCAGACTCCCTTGATCACGTCCGCAGTGACGACCGGCACGCCCAGGCCGGCGGCGAGGTTCATTGCGGCCGTCAGGAGGTTGCCGACCGCGAGCGGGTACAACAGCGACACCGTTTCGGCGCGATCGCGCCGCGTGCTGGTCATCGTGAGCCGCGCCCGCAGCGCGTCGACGCCGCTGACGTCGATCACGTCACCGACCGGCTTGTCGAGACGGCCGAACTTGAACCGGAGGTATTCGTCCAGGCGCGGGCCGTCGAGCGGGGCCAGCTCGACCATTTCGCATCGCTGCACGACTTCCCGGACGTCCTGGTTGCGCTCGGACAGCTTCACCTTCAGCTCAGGCTGGCCGATCAGGATGATGGACAGCAGCTTTTTAAAGCCCATTTCCAACTCGAAGAAACGCTTCAGGTGCTTGAGCGTCGCGATCGGCAGCGCGTGCGCCTCATCGATCACGAGGCAATGCTGGTAGCCCGCTGCGTGGCTTTCCTTCAACGCCTTGTGGAGCTGCGCGAAGCGGGCTTCCGGGCTGCTCTTGACCTTCTCCAGCGGGGCGACGGCGGTCATGATCGCTTCGGCGATGTGCGTCGCCTTCAGCGTCTTGCCTTTCTGGTCGTTGTCTTCCATCGCCAGCACGTAGGGCTTGATGACGATGATCGGGTGGCTCTCGCGCATCACACGGTCTTCGAGGTCGCGCATGAGCGTCGTCTTGCCGCCGCCCGATTCCGCGACGACGGCCAGGAGCCCGCCATGCTTCGCGGTCTGAAACATCGCCTCGCGCACGTAGCGGATGTCCGGACTGACGAACATGTCTTCGTGCGACTGGATGTCGTCCGCGAACGGATCGCGGAACAGGCCGAAGTGCTTACGGGTGGCTGGTGCGAGCACTTGTTTGCGCAGTAACATGGAATCCTCCTGGTTGAGATCGGTATTGCTGTTCGGCTGGGAGACCGGGTGGCCCGTCGTATCCGCCAAGACATCGGTCGGGCCGCCCACCTTCACTTCTTCATCGAAAACACCTGAGCCTGCGTCCGACACCCCTTTGTTCTCCAGGTAGTCGAGAATCCGCTCCCGCAGGTCGAGGTCGTCGAGGCTGCGTGGCCATACGCCGTGATTCACGATTTGAGCGACGGCCGCCTGCGACAGATTCAGGTGTTCGGCAAGTTCGGCCTGCTTGATAGAGGCGCGTTGCAGAACGCTTTTCAGGACCAACATCATTGACCTCCTGCCGCAGCGCGAACGAGCTGCAGCGGTTGTTGTTGACCCGCGCGCGGGCCGGTAAGCTCGGCGACGATCGCGTCGAGCTGTTCTTGGGGTACGCCATCCGGATAGCGCTGTTGCAGCCAGCGGAACCGGTCGGCGCTCCAGTCGCCGCCTGCGGCTTCGACTGCCGTCTTGATCTGCTTCGCTGCCTCGATCAGCGTGAGCGGCGCGAGTTCGACGCGCGGCGCGACGAGGTCGTGTTCCGTGCCACGGCGCGGCAGGTACGTCGGAAGATCGGCTTCGTCGAGGTGCTTGTACGGGTCCAGGCGGCCGCCGAATGGCAGAGCCTTACCCTTGCGAGCCGCTTCGGCCTCCGCAGGCGTCGACGTACCGGTCACGAGCTGCTCAATCTCACGAAGCGCGTGCTGCGCCGGCGTATCGGCATGCCGCCTGTACGATTCGCCGATGACCGCGGCGCTTTCCGCGTAGCCGAATTCGCCGCGCGTCACGACCGGGACAACGTAGAACGTTTCGTGTCCGTCTTCGCCGGTCAGGACGGCCTGCGCGGCATCGTCGCGCCACGGGTTGCGTGTGATCATCAGCTTTTCGCCGACCATGACGCCGGGCACCGACGAAACGTCGTATTCCTCGCCACGGAACGACACGCGCAGCTTCGGCGTGACCTTGCGGCTTTCCGGCGCAGCAACCGCCAGTTCGCGGCACACGTCGAGCGACGGAGCCTTGATCAGTTGCTGGGCGGTAATGCGCATCCACGCCTCGCTACGCGTAGCACCGTGGCGGCTATGTGTTTCGGTTGCGTTGAAGTGCATGCGCCAACGCTTCGCGAGCGCATTGAGTTCGTCGAGGCTGTTCACGGGCCGGAACTTGAGCCCCGGCTCGAACTTGCGCTCGATGAGGTTCCGCGCGTTTTCCACCTGTCCCGTGGCACGTGCATTGCCGACCTTGTGCACGATCAGCTCGATCCCGAGCGACCTGCACAGGTTGCGGGTCATGGAGGCCGTGTTCGCTGAACCAGCGTCGAGCATCAGAATGCGCGGAACCCCATGCAGCAGGTCGGCGCCTCCGCGTTCCTGCATTGCGTTAATGAGCGTCGAGCAGAGGTTTTCGCCCGATTCCGCGCCCATCACGTACTCGGTGTAAATCCAGTCGCTCGCGTGGTCGGAGATTTCGTAGCTCCATACGCGATCGGCAGCGATCCGGGCGAGGTTCTTCGGCTTGTTCTTGTAGAACTCGGCGTGATCCATCACGCGTAGTCCGTTGGCGCGAGCATCGGCGGCCGGCTTCAGGTAGTACAGGACGCACAGGCTCGCGTCGATCTGCCATACGTGATTCGGATGCCGGCTCGCCAACTCAGTCACCGGGGCGGGTGCCAGCAACTGATCGGGGTGCACGCCGTACGTGCGCAGTGCACGTTGAATCGCGCTATCGGACAACGGCCGCAGCTCGCCAGTAGACTCGTCCAGAAATTCCGCGCGGATCATCCCGTTCTCGCGCAAAATCTCGACTGCATCACCGACCGTATACAGGCGCTTGCCGTTCTTCCGGGTCGACTCGATGAGCGTCGCGGAAATCAGCATCGCTTCCTCACGCGTCAGCGAGCTTTGACCTGCGTCTACACGGCGCTTGCGCTGCGTGGTCACGGTAGCTTCCTTAAGTTTGCGCATCAGGGTGGTGAAAGACAGGCCCAGCTCGCGGCATGCCGCGTCGTAGATCGCACGCTTCTTCCCGTGGCCGGCGCTGCGTGCTGCCTGGGCGACAGCCACAATGCGTTCGTTCAAGACGGCACTCATCGTCGCGAGCCCCCGGATCAGTTAGCGGCGCGTGAGTGGTCGTCAGCCACCGTCCCGGCTGCCGTATCACGCAGCCATTGCGGGACGTCGTCGCCGTCCGCAGCGGCCTTGACGCCGAACTCGCTTCGAAGCTGGTTGAGCGACAACTGGATTTGACCCAGGACGCCGGCCATGAAGTCGTCGTGCGGCGCACCGTTCGTCTCGGCGTGCTGCGCCAGGGTTTCGAACGCGGAACGCAGGTTTCCACGAATGACCGACTCTGCTTCGAAGGCGATCGCGCTGGTTTCCTTGCGGATTTCCGCGCCTTCTTGGTCGGGTGTGACCCGTTTGACACGCGTCTTCTTCGCGGCGAGCTCGTCGATCTTCGCGTTCTTGTCGGACAGAAGGCGGGACTGAGCGGTAGCGTTTTCATGCGCTTCCCGAAGCGCGGCACGCAGTTCTCGGCTCGTCATACGGTCGATATCGTCGAGGTCCATGCCGGCGATCGTGCCGCCGTCTGCGAGCGCGGCCAGTTCTTCGTCATCCTCCGTCATCAGCTCGAACAGCTTCGTTTTTCCCAAAACGGCAAGCGCTTGCCGTTTTGATTCGAGTTGAGGCGACGAGTACTTGACGGCGGCTTGGATCATCAGTCGCGCCGTACGCGGTGCAAGCCCGAGCTGTTCTTCGACGATCGAGGTGAACTCGCCGTGCGGCTCGTTCTCCTTCAAGAGGATCAAGCGCTTGCCCGCCTCAAGCATGGCTTCGGCAGACTGCGCCATGTAAAAACGGGCCTCATTCACGACACGATGACGCTCGTATGGCAAGCCATCGCCGAACTGCTTCGAAATTTCGCTGGAGCGTGCAGCGAGCTTGTTAGCCGCGTCGGTAAGCGCGGGAAGAACTTCCAGGGTGTTATCCGCAGCGATGGCGGTTGATTCTTGTGCTTTGCGGCCCATAGCCTTCTCCAGTTAGACGTACTTCTTCAGGCGGTTTTCGGTTTCATCAATGCGGGCTCGGGCGCTGTCCAAGCTGCGCAAGATGCCTACGGCGTGTTGCGCAAGCTTCACGGACGGCCGAATACGGCCCGTCTCGGGTATCCGCTCCGCGAATCCCATCGCCTCAAGCGTCGCGACATATCGGGTGATGTTCGACGGCGACAGGTTCGTCGCCTTGGCGACCTCGCCTGGCGTCAGACCGTGCGCGAAATGGCCGAGCAGGACGTTGAGCACTTCGAGCACTTTCTCGGCAGACTTCGTGGTTGCGTTCGCGGTCATTCGGGCGCTCCCAGGTCGAGTTCGGGCTGCACGTGGCGCTCGACGTTGCCGCGATGCCACGCAAGCCCTTCCATAGCCTGCTGGATCGTCGCGATCGTCTCGTCGGCGTTGGCCGAGCCAGCGTAGAAATCGAGCAGTTGCCCGACAGCCGCGTTGAGCGTGCGCTGCAGGACCTGCATGTCTTCGGCCGAGGCATCGCGACCGGTCGGGATGTCGATGATCAGACGGCCGGCGCTCGCCGCCACCCAGCGGGTGACGAAGTCGGAGCCGCAGGCTTCTTCGAACGGTCGGATCAACGAGATCGGCATGCGCCCCGACTGGAACCACTTGTAGAGGGTCCAGTGATCGGCAAGCCCCATGTGTTCGGCGATGCGCTCGACACTGAGATTGCGCCGCTCGCGCGCATGCTCTTTACAGAGTTCAAGCGCGTGCCGAAGGCTATGCGGCTGAATACGTTTCCAATTGCGGCGGCTCATTGGGAATCCCCATTCAGAACGGTTTCCGGCCGGTTCCAAACAAATTCCCGGTTTGCGCCTATGCAACAACGTTGCGACTCGTAGAATGAAAAGCGGTTACTCTTACGGGGAAAATGTTCCATGACGGACTCGGATTTCAGTGAGTTGGCGGCACGAGTTGATGCTGTCGGCCAGACGATGCTCCGGCTTATCGGCCACCTGGAGGAACAGGGCTGCGTCGACGGCGTGCGCTTTTCGCAGGCGCTACGCCGCTTTGGGGCCGCACGTTGCCAGTTACCTGATCCGATCCAGGCTCGGGGCGGCGAAGTCGTCCTGCAGATGGTGCAGATGCTGGACGAAGCGCGGTCGCGCCGATGATCGGGCTATCGAATGGGAAGCCGAAGGCGTCGCGCATGATTCGCTCAGGCGGCGGTTTGCTTGATGCCGGCCTTCACGGCGATGTCGTGCGCACGGCCAAAATGGGCCTTGTCGACGCCGTTAAGAACGCGGTAAACGGCGCTGGGCGGGAACTCGTTCTCTTCGGCCCATTGACGGATGGTCTTGCCTTGGCTGCGGAGCTGGGCTTTGAATTTGGGTACGGTCACGGTTAGCCTCCGTGGTGGTTTGAGGGAGACAGCGGCGAAGCGACTTTGCGGGTGAATTCGCTGCTGTTTGTGTGAGATAAGTATGGTGCAGATTTCTGCACCTTGCAAGAGGTTTTTGTGCAGAAATCTGAGATCGGGGCGCGCCTGAAAGAGGAGCGCGAGCGGCTCGATATGAGTCAGACGCAGTTCGCGGCTATTGGCGAGGCCTCGAAGCGCGCGCAGATCACATATGAGAAGGGAGAAAGCACTCCCGATGCCGTGTACTTGAACGCTCTATCGAAAGTCGGCGTGGACGTTCAGTACGTTGTGACCGGCGTGCGGTCGAGCGCGGCTCTTGTTGGGGACGAGGCCGAGTTGTTAGCGCGCTTTCGTGCCGCGTCTTTAGAGGTAAAAGCCGCCGCAATCGGTGCGCTTGCGGCCGCAAGCACGACGAAGAGCGCGACTCGCCAGGAGCAGGTATTTCACGGTTCGGTAGGACAGGCCGTAAAGGTCGAGGGGAACCTCGATCAGCAGGGAATCAGCTTTTTCGGTAAAGGCAAGAAGAGAAAATGACCAATGACGCTAACGGGAAACAGGAGTTCAACAAGGCGGTCGGGCAAGCCATACAGGCTGGAGAAGCAAACATCGCTGATCGCTCTGTAAATATCCGGGCGGGCTCAATCGGAAACGTCGCCGGCCGCGACATCGTCAACCATGGCGTACCGATTTCGAACAGCAATGTCCTGAATGTGCAGTTCGGAGCCAAAGAATCCGAAGTCGAGTTCGTGAACAATCACCAGAAGGGCGTGATCATGGAGCTGGTCGGCCAGATCGCCGACGCAACCGAAAATGACGTCCTGAAGATTTCGCGAACCGTGCTGGCCCGCGCGGGCGCGAAGCGGATCAAGTGGATTCGCAGCGATCGGTATGTCGACATCGAGCAATACCTGACCTCCTGGCTAAACCGCGTAGCGATCAAGTCCACAGCACCAAGCGCAGCCCAATCGGCGCCTGCTCGGGACAACATTTGCGAAGACCGTGGCCCCGACTTGACCGTGCCACTTCAAGCGCAACTTCAGGTCACCCAGGCGCAGCTCGCGTCCACTCGAACGATGCTGAAAGTCACGTTGTTCGCGGCGCTTCTGGGCGGCGTCATCCTCGGCTACTACGCCTGGGCGAGCCATCAAACAATCGATCAGCTCCAGGCGGCATTCGGCGGCTGCCAGTACGCGGGGAAAACGTACGCGGTCGGCGCCATCATCGACAACTCCGAAGCCCCCGACATCGAGTGCGTTGTGACGTCGGACGGCAAACCCGGCGTGTGGCGTGATCTCACGGCGCGGCGTAAGCGATAACGAGCTGGGCCGACGCGAATCTCAACGAGCATTAATTCCTTCTCGAAACTGCAGGCAGCAAAATGACCAATCCGAAGCACAATCCGAACTCCGATTCCACTAACAAGGGCGTGCCGACGCGCGACAGCGTCGACTACGGTGAGCGGCACGACTACAACGATTTCAACAAGGGTTTCGAAGTGGTCAACACGTTGCCGCCGCCTCCGCCGCTGCCGACACGGGATAACAGCAATGGGAACGACCAGTCTTGACCTGCAGTGGCATAACCAGCTCTTCGACATTCGCCGGTCGATCCGCTACCACAACCGCCGCCGCGCGTTTTTCGATCGGCTCGACCAGATGACCAACATGCTGTCGGTGATCTTCGGGTCGACGGCGGTCTACGGTGTGCTCGAACAGCAATACAAGGTCGTCGCGCTCGTCGCGGCCGGGCTGGTCACGGTCCTGTCGGCGATCAATCTGGTCGTGGGATCGTCGCAGCGCGCGCGAGCGCATGCGGATTTCGCGCGGCAGTTCATCGGTCTTGAAAAACGCATGGCACTCTCGGTGCTGGATGAGAACGTGTTGCTGGCGGTACGCGGCGAACGGCTAACGATCGAGGCCGAAGAGCCGCCGGTCCTGCACGTGCTCAACGTCATGTGCCACAACGAGCAGATGCGGGCGATGGGATATCCGGACGAACGTCTCGCGAAGGTAGGTTTCTGGCAGCGCGTGTTCTCTCAACTCTTCGATTTTCAAGAACACGCGCTGCGCGCATCGAAGCCGTAGACTTCACCTTGCTCCTCCATGCGCCGATCACCTATGCTGGATGACTCCCCCGTCATGGAGTCGGCGCATGAATACCCACCCCGTCATTGCCACATTCGAACATCAGGCGAAGATCCTCGACTTGGCCGGCGACCAAGACGATATGGACGATGCGATTGCATTGCTCGCTGGCTGGATCGACCTGTCGCTTGAACGCCTTAGCGAAGCCGATGTCAGCACCCTTGTAAGAGTCGGCGGACTGCTATTCCGAGACGGATTGAACCGCAGAAGCGCCGCGCCGACCGACCGCTAAAGCCGATTAAAAGACCTTCCCGTATATGCCGTCCAAGATGACGGCATATCCACTACGGGAGGTCATATGCCCTTCATCAAACGCTTCCCGCGGCTGACGAGCTGGCTCGTTGCCGCGATCGTCCTCGTTGCAGCCATCGCGCTTTTCTCGCCGCAGCAACTGCCCGTCGCCCTCTACAAACTGAGTCTTGTCAGCCTCGCGGCCGTCGTCGCGTATTGGCTCGATCGCGGTCTCTTCCCGTACGCGCGCCCGGACAGCTATCTCGAACACGACTGGCGAGTCGGCTCGCTCGAGCCGCCGCTCGAAGCGGACTATCGCGTCGTCTCCGGCTACGAGCTGGTGTTCGCCGCGGCCATGCTCCGACGAGCAGTGATCGTCCTCGGCGTCGTGATCGGCGTCGCGCTGGGCCTCTGATCATGCGCGTGCTGATTGCCTTTGTCGTCGCGCTGCGCGGCGCCGTAGCGCCGGCGGCCGCGCAAGTGCCCGCCGAGGCGCTGGCGTACCGCGCCGAGCTGACGCGCAACGCGCGCGCCATCTGGGGCATCGACGCGCCGGTCTCGTCGTTCGCGGCGCAAATCCATCAGGAAAGCCGCTGGCGCGCCGACGCCGTCAGCGTCGTCGGTGCGCGTGGGATGGCGCAGTTCATGCCCTCGACGGTTGACTGGATCGCGGGCGCCTATCCCGCCGAGCTGGGCGAGGCGCAGCCGTTCAACCCGTCCTGGTCGATTCGTGCGCTCGTACGGTACGACCGGCACCTCTGGCAGCGCATCACGGCAGCCGGCGCCTGCGAGCGCATGGCGATGACGCTATCGGCCTATAACGGCGGCCTTGGCTGGGTCTATCGCGATCAGCGCGTGACGGCCGCTGGCGGAGCCGATCGGCAGCGCTGGTTCGGCCATGTCGAGCGGTTCAACGCCGGCCGACACGCGGCCGCCTTCCGCGAGAACCGCGGCTACCCGCGCGTGATCCTGCGCACGTTCGAACCGCGTTACATCAAGGCCGGATTCGGGCCGGGAGCGTGCTCATGAACTTTCCTGTCCTGCTTTCACGCGGCCAATGCGTGGCGGCCGCTGTCGGTGCCGCGGCGATCGGCGCCATCGCGGCCGGTGCGATCGCGTACTTCGGCGGCTACCACGCTGGCAGGCTTGCCGGCGACGCGAAGGTCGCGACGCTCGAACGCCAATACGCGGACGGTGCACGCGACGCCGTCGAACAGGCTCGCACCAAGGAACGCGAGGAAGCGCAACGCGCGGCGGTGCTGGCGGGCGACCTGTTCGCCGAGAAAGCCCGGCACGCGCTCGAATCCGACGAACTGAAACGGAGAATTGCCAGTGTCACGAGCCAATACCGCCCGGCGCCGGATGCGCCTCTTCAGGACTTGCCTCGCTGCGTATTCACTGTTGGCTTTGTCGGCGTGTGGAACGCAGCCGCCGGCGCCGATGGTGTGTCCGCGCCCGGTGCTGCCGCCGGAGCTGCTGCGCCGGCCGGCACCGATGACGCCCTTGACTCCGGGGTACGCCAGGACGACATCCTCACCCACCACGTCGACGCCAGCCGCCGCAGCCGCGACATCGAATCGCAACTGAACAAGCTGATCGACTACATCGAGGGAGAAACGCGGTGACGTTACAGGTGGAATTCTGGCAACTGGTGTCGATGCTCGCGACGTTCATCGGCCTGCTGATCGCGGCCGGCAAGGTGTTGCTCGTGCAAATCGAGCGTCAGCAGGCCGCCCGCGACAAGCGACAAGAGGATCAGCTCGAAACGCTGGGAAAACAGCTCACGCGGCAAGCCGATTACACGGCCCGCCTGGAGCGCGACTTCCTGCGCTTTCAGGCGGACTTGCCGCTGCAATACGTGCGCCGCGAGGACTACGTGCGCAACCAGACCGTCATCGAAGCCAAGCTCGACGCGATCGCGCTCAGGTTCGAAAACTTACAACTCCGGGGAAATCAATGACGTCCACCAATCCGCTGGGAATCGATCACGCCAAGGTGCGCCGCGAATCGCTGCGCTGGTATCTGATTCTGGCTCTGTACAACGCCCGGCCCGAGGAGGTCGTCGAGGACGTGATCCAGATGACGATGCGCTCGATCTTCGCCGACATCACGGCGCTCGAAGTCCGCAAGGAACTGGACTACCTCGCCGATCGCGTGCTCGTGAAACTGCGCAAGGAACCGTCCGGCCGCTGGTGGGGCGACCTCACGCGCTACGGCGTCGACATCGCCGAGTACACGATCGATTGCGAGCCGGGCATCGCGCGGCCGGCGAAGTACTGGAGCCAGTGACATGGGGCGCAGCAGCGGCGTGCAACGCCTACCGAAGGCAGTACGAGACTGGCTCGATAGCTCGCTCGTCGACGGCAACTTCACCGGCTACCAGGAGCTGGAGCAAACGCTTCGCGACAAGGGCTACCAGATCAGCAAATCGGCGATCCATCGGTACGGCCAGCGTATCGAGCGCCGCTTCGCCGCGATCAAGGCGAGCACGGAAGCCGCGCGCATCCTGACCGAGGGCGCAGCCGACGACCAGGACGCCCGATCGGAGGCCGTCATCGCTCTCGTGCAGACGGAGATGTTCGAGTCCATCGTCAACCTGCAGGAAGCGACCGACGAAGAAGCCGATCCGGGCGAGCGCATTGCGCTGCTGTCCAAGGCCGCGAAGAACATCGCGACGCTGGCCCGCGCGAGCGTGAACCAGAAGAAGTTCCGCCTGGAGGTCCAGGCACGAGCGGAAGCCGCCGCCGCTGCGGTCGACAAGGTCGTCAAGACCGGCGGCCTGTCCGATGACGCGGCCGACGTGATTCGCCGCCAGATTCTCGGGATTGCAGGATGACGAACGCAGATACCCGCCTCGACCGCGCGCCGGCCGTCCTTCTGCCGTATCAGCAGAAATGGTGCGCAGACACGTCGCCCGTCAAGGTGTGCGAGAAGTCGCGCCGTGTTGGTTTGTCCTGGGGCGAAGCGGCCGATTCAGCGCTGCTCGCAGCCAGCCAGCGCGGCATGGACGTTTGGTACGTCGGTTACAACAAGGACATGGCGCAGGAGTTCATCCGGGACTGCGCCGATTGGGCCAAGTTCTACCGCCTCGCAGCCGACGAGATCGAGGAAACCGAGGAAGTCTTTCAGGACAAGGATGGCGACAAGTCAATTCTTGCGTTCGTGATCCGCTTTGCCTCGGGCTTCCGCGTGACGGCACTGTCGTCGCGTCCGTCGAACCTGCGCGGCAAGCAAGGCCGCGTGATCATCGACGAAGCCGCGTTCCACGAGAAGCTCGGCGAGCTGCTGAAGGCGGCGATGGCGCTATTGATGTGGGGCGGTCAGGTCCATGTCATTTCGACGCACGACGGCGTCGACAACGCATTCAACGAGCTGGTCACGGATGTCCGCTCCGGTAAGAAGCCTTACAGCCTGCATCGCATCACGTTCGAAGATGCTGTTCGGGATGGGCTCTACCAGCGAATCTGCTTGCGCAAGGGCGTGGCCTGGACTGCCGAGGGCGAAGCCAAGTGGGTCTGGGAAATCCGCGCGTCGTACGGTGTAGACGCCGAGGAAGAGCTGGACTGCGTGCCGAAGAACAGCGGCGGCGCATGGCTGTCGCGTGCGTTGATTGAATCGCGTATGTCGATTGACACGCCGGTCCTGCGCTGGGCTTGCCGACACGGTTTCGAAGTGCTGCCCGACCACATCCGCGCGGCCGAATGCCGAGATTGGCTGGAAGCGACGCTCGCCCCGTTGCTCGCGGCGCTGCCGCCCGACGCCCGCTCGTACAACGGCGAGGACTTCGGCCGAACCGGCGACCTGACGGTCCACGTACCGCTGATCGAGCAGCAGAACCTGGTTCGCCGCGTGCCGTTCATCGTCGAGTTGCGCAATGTGCCGTTCCGGCAGCAGGAACAGATTGCCTTCTACCTGCTCGATCGGCTTCCGCGTTTCACCGGTGGCGCATTCGATGCGCGCGGCAACGGGCAATACCTCGCCGAGATCGCGATGCAGCGCTACGGCGCATCGCGCATCCAGCAAGTGATGCTGTCGGAATCCTGGTATCGCGAGAACATGCCGCCCGTGAAGGCGGCGTTCGAGGACGGCACGCTAGACGGTCTTCCGAAGGATGCCGACGTGCTCGCAGACCTGCGCGCCGTTCAGGTTATCAGGGGCGTGCCGCGTATCCCAGACGTCCGTACGACCGGCCAGGACGCCGGCAAGCGCCACGGCGACGCCGCTGTTGCAGTTGCCCTGGCGTATTACGCGAGCCGTGAATTGAACAAGGGGCCGGTGACCGCCAAGTCGCGGCGGCGCCGCTCCAGCGTCCGAATGACAGAGGGTTACGCATGAGCAAGGGTTTGTGGGTCAGCCCCACCGAGTTTGTAAAGTTCGGCGAGAACGACAAGTCACTGTCATCGCAGATCGCGACGCGCGAGCGAAGCATCGATTTCTTCGCGCTCGGCATGTACCTGCCGAATCCTGATCCGGTGCTCAAAGCCCTGGGTAAGGATGTGCGCGTCTACCGCGAGCTGCGCGCGGACGCGCACGTCGGAGGCTGCGTGCGTCGCCGCAAGGCGGCCGTGAAGTCGCTCGAATGGGGCCTCGATCGCGGCAAGGCGAAGAGCCGCGTCGCGAAGTCGATCGCCGACATCTTCGCCGACCTCGACCTGTCACGGATCACGACGGAAATGCTGGACGCCGTCCTGTACGGCTTCCAGCCGATGGAAATCACCTGGGGCAAGGTCGGCAACTACATCGTGCCGATCGACGTCGTAGGCAAGCCGGCCGACTGGTTCGTCTATGACCCGGATAACCAGCTCCGCTTTCGCAGCAAGGAGCACTGGATGCAGGGTGAAGAGCTGCCGGCACGCAAGTTCCTGGTGCCGCGCCAGGAAGCGACGTATCTGAACCCGTACGGCTTCCCGGACCTGTCGATGTGCTTCTGGCCGACGACGTTCAAGAAAGGCGGTCTCAAGTTCTGGGTGCAGTTCACCGAGAAATACGGTTCTCCGATGATGGTCGGCAAGCACCCGCGCAGCGCGTCGGATGCCGAAACCAATCTGCTGCTCGATCGACTCGAAGACATGGTGCAGGACGCCGTCGCGGTCATCCCCGACGATTCCAGCATCGAGATCAAGGAAGCGGCTGGCAAGACCGGCAGCGCCGACGTATATGAACGCCTGCTGCACTTCTGCCGCGGCGAGGTGGCGATCGCGTTGCTGGGACAGAACCAGACGACCGAGGCGACGTCAACGCGCGCGTCCGCGCAAGCCGGGCTTGAGGTGACGGGCGACATCCGCGACGGCGACAAGGCCATCGTCAACGAAGCGATGAACATGCTGATTCGCTGGACTTGCGACCTCAACTTTGACGGCGCCGATCGGCCCGTCTTCGACATGTGGGAACAGGAACAGGTCGACGAGATCCAGGCCGGCCGCGACGAGAAGCTGACTCGCGCTGGCGCGCGCTTCACGCCGGCGTATTTCAAGCGTGCGTACAACCTGCAGGACGGCGACCTGGACGAACGGCCGCTGCCGGTGTCTGCCGTCGACGCTGTGGGTGCAGCCTCCTTCGCTGAATTCGAGGCCCCCGACCAGGACGCGCTCGACGCGGCGCTGAATACGCTGTCGGCGCGTGACCTGAATGCCGACGCGCAAGCGCTGCTCGCACCGCTTTTAAAGCGGATTGCGAACGGCGCGAGCGCAGACGAGCTGCTCGGCATGCTGGCCGAGCTGTATCCGAGCCTCGATGCGGACGCGCTGCAGGAGCGCCTTGCCCGCGCCATCTTCGTCGCAAACCTCTGGGGGCGTCTCCATGCCTGAAGCGGTCGATCTCGGCTACTGCATGAAGCTCCCGCCAAAGAAGGCAATCGAGTACTTGCGCAGCAAGGGTTATGAGATCACCTGGGATTGGGAGGAACTTTGGCAGGACGCCCAGGCGAAGGCGTTCACGGTCGCCAAGGTCACGCGCCTGGACATCCTGCAGGACATTCGCAACGCGGTCGAAACCGCAATCAGCGAAGGCAAGACACTCCGATGGTTCGCGAAGGAACTGACACCTGTCCTGCAATCGAAGGGCTGGTGGGGAAAGCAGGAGCACGTCGACCAGGACACCGGCGAGATCACCGAGGTTCAGCTCGGCAGTCCGTGGCGCCTGCAGACGATCTACCGGACAAACCTGCAGACCGCCTACATGGCGGGCCGCTATGCCGAGCAAATGGCGAACGTCGACGACCGCCCGTACTGGATGTACGTGGCGGTCCTCGACAGCCGGACGCGCCCGAGCCATCGGGCGATGAACGGCAAGGTGTTCCGGTACGATGATCCGTTCTGGCAGTCGTTCTATCCGCCGAACGGCTGGGGCTGCCGGTGTCGCACGGTTGCGTTGTCGCACGACGACATCATCGTGCGAGGCATCAAGGTCGAATCGTCGGGGGACCGCCTCGGCAAGACCCTCAAGCTGGTCAACGAGAAAACCGGCGAGATGCGCGAGGTCGCGACGTTCCGCACCGTCGACCCGGTCACGCGCCGCGACATCGTCGTGTCGCCGGACGTCGGCTGGAGCTACAACCCCGGCGCCGCGGCGTGGCGGCCTGACCTGTCTCGATACACGGGCGATCTCGGCGCGCTCGCCAGGAGGGAGTTGCATTGAGCGATTTTGTGAGGTTTCAGATCGACGACGCGGTCCTGCGCACGCGCCTGCTCCAGCTTGAGCAGGCCGGCCATCAGAAGGCCGGCGCGATGCGCAAGATCGCGCAGACGCTGATGATGGTCACCGAGGACAACTTCGCCGCGCAGGGGCGGCCGCGTTGGCAGGCATTGTCGGAAGCGACGATTCACATGCGCGTCGGCGGCAACAAGGCGTACAAGAAAAACGGCGAGCTGACCGCGGCCGCGTCTCGCCGCAAGGCCGGGCTGATGATCCTGCAGGACAGCGGGCAAATGGCCGCGTCGACGGCAACCGATTCCGGCGAGGACTACTCGGTGATCGGCAGCAACAAGGAGTACGCCGCGATTCAGCATGCAGGCGGGCAAGCCGGGCGCGGCCTGAAGGTCACGATTCCCGCGCGCCCGTGGTTGCCCGTCACGGCAGACGGCGAGCTGCAACCCGAGGCCGTCGAGCCGGTGCTCAACACCATCCTGCGCCACTTGATGGATGCAGCGAACCGCCGCTAACCGGTCGACGAACCGATCGGCCGCTGCGCGCCTCCGGACCACCCGAGGCGCGCAACGATAGCCACAGCGCCCTGACGCTGCCTCGTAAAGTTTTATAAAGGCTTTATGGGTTTGGTTCGAACCCGCCGCGCTCCCCTCATCGCGCGTATTGCTCCGGCGCAATCGTAAAGCCGATTAAAAGACCCGTTCCGTTCGCCGCCCGATGATGGGCGACATGAACGCGAAACCACTCCACATTTTCCGGGCAGGCACGCAGACCGACATGAGCGGTCGCGTGCTCGACTTCGCCGAAACGGATCTCGCCGCGACGGCCGCCGCATACGACCCGAAAGTTCACGAAGCGCCGATCGTCATCGGCCATCCGCGCGACAACGCGCCGGCGTGGGGCTGGGTTGCATCGCTCTCCGCGTCGGCCGGCAACCTGCAGGCCGAACCTACCCAGGTTGACCCGGCCTTCGCCGAACTCGTCGACGCCGGGCGCTACAAGAAGATCAGCGCCAGCTTCTACCACCCCGATTCGCCGCACAACCCGGTGCCCGGCATCTACTACCTGCGCCATGTCGGCTTTCTCGGGGCGCAGCCGCCGGCCCTCAAGGGACTGCGCGACGTCAATTTCAGCGACGGCAACGAAGGCGTCGTCGAGTTCAGCGATTGGGGTCAAGAACTCAACGCGGGCCTCTGGCGCCGCATGCGCGAATGGCTGCTCACGCAATTCGGCCAGGACACGGCAGACCAGGTCATCCCCGATTGGCAAATCGAGTCGATCCGCGAGGTCGCGCGACAAGACGATGAGCCGACCAGCGCATTCGCCGAGCGCGGCGCGGCCACTAAACCCACCACCACTCAGCAGGAGAAAACCGCAGTGACCCCTGAGGAAAAGGCCGCCCTGGAGGCCGAAAACAACCAGCTCAAGCAGCAGCTCGCTGACGCACAAGCGCGTGAGCGCAAGACGGCAGACGATCGGCGCCACGGCGAGCACGTGTCGTATGCCGAGCAGCTCGTCACCGGCGGCACGCTCGCGCCGAAGCACAAGGATGCAGTCGTCGCATTTCTCGACTTCACGGCACGCGAGCCGTTCGAGTTCGGCGAAGGCGACGCGAAGCAACCGCTGGCCAGCGCATTCCGGTCGTTCCTCGGCGACCTGCCGAAGGTCGTCGACTTCGGCGAGCACGCGACGCGCGAGCGCGCCGGTGTGACCGGCGCGGGCGCCGATACGGTCAGCTATGGCGAAAACGTCGACCCGACGCGCGCCGAGCTGGACGGCCGCATCCGGACGTACATGCGCGAGCACAACGTCGATTACGCAGCGGCCGCGAACGCGGTGATCCGCTAACCACCGGCGCAAGCCACCGAAAAGGCCATTGAGCCAGGAGAAATGATGGGACGTCTCTCGAAACTGCGAATCGTCGACCCCGTGCTGACGAATCTCGCGATCGGCTACACGAACGCTGAATTCATCGGTCAGAGCCTGATGCCGGTCGTCGAAGTGGAAAAGGAAGGAGGCAAGATTCCGAAGTTCGGCAAGGAATCATTCCGCCTCTACAAGACGGAACGCGCGCTGCGTGCGAAGTCGAACCGCATGAACCCGGAAGACCTGGGCAGCGTCGACGTCGTCCTCGACGAACACGATCTCGAGTATCCAATCGACTACCGCGAAGACCAGGAATCCGCGTTCCCGCTGGAACAGGCCGCCGTCCAGACTGCGACCGAAGCAATCCAGTTGCGCCGCGAAAAAATGGTCGCGGACCTCGCGCAGAACCCGAACAGCTACACCTCGGGCAACAAGAAGCAACTCAACGCAACCGAGAAGTTCACCGCGGCCAACAGCGATCCGGTCGGTATCGTCGAAGACGGTAAGGAAGCGATCCGCACGAAAATCGGCCGCCGGCCGAACACGATGGTGATCGGTGCGTCGGCCTACAAGACGCTGAAGGCCCACCCGCAGCTCATCGAGAAGATCAAGTACTCGATGAAGGGCATCGTGACCGTTGACCTGCTGAAGGAAATCTTCGAGGTCGAGAACATCGCGGTCGGCGAGGCCATCTATGCCGACGACAAAGACCGCTTCACGGACATCTGGGGCGCCAACATCGTGCTCGCCTATGTGCCGCTGCAACGCAACAGCCAGCAGCGCACGCCGTACGAACCGTCGTACGGCTACACGCTGCGCAAGAAAGGCAATCCGGTTGTCGACACGCGCATCGAAGACGGCAAGCTCGAACTGGTGCGCAGCACGGACATCTTCCGTCCGTACCTGCTCGGCGCGGATGCTGGCTACCTGATCTCGGGCATCAACGGCTGATCGCGCGCCGCAACGAATCCCGTATTGACCACGTCTCGCCTTCGGGCGAGACCTACCCGAACGGAACATGACTCATGAAAACGCATCAACCGATCCTCACCACGTCCGTTACCGCTGCCGCCGGGCTGAACCGCTTCCAGTTCGTCGGCTTCGATGGTGGCGTGTGCGCAGCCGGCGCGAAGGCGCTCGGCGTTGCCGAAACGACCGCCGATGTCGGCGAGCAAGCGTCGGTCAACCTGCTCGGCGTCATCCTGGTCATGGCCGGTGCGCCGGTCGACCAGCATGCCGAAGTCGAGGCGGACGCGGCCGGCCAGGCCATTCCGAAGGCGACCGGTGCATCGAACGGCTACGCGCTCGATGCGGCGACGGCCGCCGGCGACGTGATCCGCATCCTGCGGGGCATTTGACGTGCGTTACTGCACGCTGACCGACCTGAAAGTGGCCGTGCCCGAGCGGACGCTCATTGAGCTGACGAACGACACGACCACCGACTACGGCACGCCGGCGCCGACGACGATCAACACCGACATCGTCGAAAGCGCCGTGCGCCAGGCAGAGGAAATCGTCGATGCCCACTTGCGCGGCCGCTACAACCTGCCGCTCTCGCCGGTGCCGACGGTCATCAAGGATGTCACGGTGAATCTGGCCCGGCACTGGCTGTATGCCCGTCGACCGGAAGGCGCCGCACTGCCGGACACCGTATCGCAGACCTTCAAGGCGTCGATGCACATGCTGGAGAAAATCCGGGACAACAAGCTGACGATCGGCGATCCGAGCGGTACGGCGACGCCCGAGCCCGGCGAGATGAAGGTCCGCGCGCGCCGTCGCGAGTTCGGGTCGGACCTGCTGGGGCGCTACTGATGGCGACGACGCTTGAAATGGTCGACGCCGTTGTAACGAGGCTGCGCGCCAAGCTTCCAGCACTGGTGACCGAGTACTTCCCGGAGCGTCCGGACGACTACCGGCTCAACCATGCGATCGGCGCGTTGCTGGTCAGCTATCCGGGCAGTCAGTACGACACGACCGTCGACACCGACATGGTTATTCAGCCGCGGCGTGTGAAGTTCGCTGTCGCGATCGTGCTGCGCCAGCTCAACGGCCGCGGCGGTGCGATCGACGTGCTCGATCACGTTCGCACCGCCCTGGTGGGCTTCCGCCCGCCGGACTGCAAAAAGCTTGCTGCGGTCAGCGACAAGTTCCTCGGTGAATCGGCCGGTTTGTGGCAGTACGTGATCGAGTTTTCGGCGGGCGCCGTGATTGTTGAGGACGCGGAGCCGAACGACGGACCGCTGTTGACGCAAGTTACCTACGAGGAGGAATCGTGAAATACCAGTACAGCGGACCAACCAGCGGCGTCACGCTGCAGGACGGCGAAGACGTCCAGGAAGTGATGCTTCACACGGGCGCAGACGTCGAGCTGCCCGAAAACCACGAGTACACGGCGACTCTGCTCGCGATGGGCTACCTGAAGCCGGCCGCAGCGCCGTCGATCAAGCCCGCGCGCCCCAGCGTGCCGGAAGATCAACCGAAGACCGCCGCAAACGCGGTCGCCGTGAAGGGAGCCTGAGCGATGGCGGCAAACTATTTGCATGGCGTCGAGACCATTGAAAAGGAAACCGGCTCGCGGCCCGTCAAGGTCGTGAAGTCGGCCGTCATCGGTCTGATCGGCACGGCGCCGGTCGGGCCGGTCAACACGCCGGTGCAGTCGCTATCCGACGTCGACGCTGCCCAGTTCGGGCCGCAGCTCGCGGGTTTCACGATCCCGCAAGCGCTTGACGCGGTCTACGACTACGGCAGCGGGACGGTGATCGTCATCAACGTCCTCGACCCGGCGGTGCACAAGACCAGCGCACCGAGCGAATCCGTCACGTTCGACGCCGCAACCGGCCGAGCGAAGCTCGCGCACCCGGCCGCGGCGAATCTTGTGCTGAAGAGCGATAACGGTAGCTCTACGTATACCGTGGGAACCGACTACACCGTCGATCTCATCAACGGCGTCATCACGCGGATCAAGACCGGCACGATTCCAGCCGGCGCGACTGCGGCCAAGGCAACCTACGACTACGCGGACCCGACGAAGGTTACGGCCGCCGACATCATCGGCGCGGTGAATGCAGCCGGTATGCGCACGGGGATGAAGGCGCTGAAGGATACGTACAACCTGTACGGCTATTTCTCGAAGATCCTGATCGCGCCGGCGTACTGCACGCAAAACTCCGTCTCGGTCGAGCTGGAGGCGATGGCCGTCCAGCTCGGGGCGATCGCTTACATCGACGCGCCGATCGGCACGACGCTCGCGCAGGCGCTGGCCGGCCGAGGGCCGGCGGGCACGATCAATTTCAACACGTCCAGCGACCGCGTACGCCTCTGCTATCCGCACGTGAAGGTGTACGACGCCGCGACCAACGCCGAACGCCTGGAGCCGCTCTCGTCGCGCGCCGCGGGCCTGCGAGCACGCGTCGACCTGGACAAGGGCTACTGGTGGTCCAGTTCGAATCAGCAGCTCGTCGGCGTCACGGGAGTTGAGCGGCCGTTGTCGGCGATGATCGACGATCCGCAATCGGACGTGAACATGCTCAACGAACAGGGCATCACGACCGTCTTCAGCTCGTACGGCTCGGGCCTGCGCCTGTGGGGCAACCGGTCTGCCGCATGGCCGACCGTGACACACATGCGCAACTTCGAGAACGTGCGGCGCACCGGCGACGTCATCAACGAATCGCTGCGGTATTTCAGCCTGCAGTTCACCGACGCGCCGATCGATCAAGGGTTGATCGATTCGCTCGTCGAGTCGGTGAACGGGTTCGGGCGCAAGCTGATCGGCGACGGCGCGCTGCTCGGCTTCAAGGGGTGGTTCGATCCTGCTCGCAACCCGAAGGAGGAGCTGGCGGCCGGTCACCTCCTCATCAACTACAAGTACACGGTGCCGCCGCCGCTCGAACGCCTCACGTACGAGACCGAGATCACCTCGGAGTACTTGCTCACCCTGAAGGGAGGTAACTGATCATGGCGGGTGGCGTCCAAATCAACCGGATCACGAACGCCAACGTGTATCTGCTCAACAATTCGATGCTCGGCAAGGCTGAAGAAATCAAGCTGCCGGACGTCCAGGCAATCATGGCCGAGCACAAGGCGCTCGGCATGATCGGCAAGGTGGAACTGCCCGGCGGCCTGGACAAGCTCGAAGGCGAGATCAAGTGGAACTCGCTCTATGCCGACGTGGCAAAGGTGATGGCGAATCCGTTCAAGGCCGTCGCGCTGCAATGCCGTTCGAGCATCGAGGCGTACGGCGCGCAAGGTCGCGTGCGGGAAGTCAGCCTCGTGACGTATCTGACTGTGATGTTTAAGAAGAACCCGCTCGGCACGTACAAGCAACACGAGAACGCTGATTTCAGCTCGGGCTTCGGCGCGACCTACATCAAGCAGGTCATCGATGGCGAGGAAGTGCTGGAGCTGGACTATCTGGCGAACATCTTCCGTGTCGGCGGCGAAGACATGCTGGCCGACTTCCGCGCCAACATCGGCGGCTAACCCAACACCTCCGCAGTCGTTGTCGTCTTGGCCCGCTTCGGCGGGCCTTTTTTAATTCTCTCCTCGATACCGCTCGCGCGCGCGAATCGACAATGTGTGCTCCACCACCACGGAGCACGTCGTGAAAATCCCCCTCAAATACCCCGTCAAACTCGCTACCGGTCAGACGCTCACGGAACTGAACCTGCGCCGCGGCAAGCGCAAGGAAATGGGCCTTGCGGCCAAGTACAGCGAAGACCCGGGCGAACAGGAAGACTTCCTGCTCGCGATGCTCACGAACCTGACCGTCGAAGACATCGGCGAACTCGACCTCGCCGACTCGAAGCGGCTCATGGACTCCTTTCGCCTCATGGTTGAGGGACGGGATACCGCCGGAGATGCGAGCGCCCAGCGATCAGCCGCCGAGCAAGGAAACGCAGGCGCTGGACTCGGCGCTGCGACCGCTGGATGAGGTGTTGCTACTGGTGCTGAAGATGCAGCCGTCCGAAATCGCTGAACTGGATATGGACGACTACTGGCACTGGATCGACGCTGCAGAACGTGAGATCAAGCGTCGCGCGGACGCGCAATAGGCGAAGGGTATGGCAAGCAACTTCTTTATTGGCGTGCGGATCGGCGCGACGCTACTCGGTAGCTTCGGTGCAGCGTTTTCTAGCACCCGGACGACGCTGAACGGCCTCGGTCGCGTCGCTGATGATCTGCGGGCGAGGCATACCCGGCTGGGCGATGTGATGGCGCGAGCCATGGCCCATCCGATGCGCAACATCGCCCAGCTACGAAGCCAGTATGAGCGTCTCGGTCGGACCATTGATCAGCTCAACGCGCGACAGGCCGCGCTCGCGACCCACCTAGCACGAGGCGCAGCGTTGCGCGATCAACGTCAGGCGCTCGGCGCCGACATGATTGGCACCTACGCCACAGCGGCCGCGACCGCCGCGCCGGTGATTGGTGCCATAAAGAAGGCGGCCAACTTCGAGGCCGGCCTGCGCGACATCGCGATCACCGGCAACTTGACGCGGGACGAAGAGTTCCGGATCGGCGAGACCATGCGTCGCGCAGCCGTTGCGACGAGCCAAGGCCACAACTCCATTCTGGAGGGCGTCGGCACGCTGGTCGCGGCCGGGATGGATGCCAAGGAAGCCGGCCAGAAATCGAACCTGCTCGGTCGCGTGGCGACGGCGACAAACGCCGACATGAAAGACCTCGCCGGCATGGTCTATTCGTTCTCTGAGACGCTCGGAATCAAGGGCGACGCGGCGCTGAAGGAAGCGTTCAACCGCGCCGCGTACGGCGGCAAGCTCGGTCGGTTCGAACTGAAGGATATGGCGAAGGCCCTGCCTGAAATGACCGCGGCGTTCGCAGCCAAGGGCATCAAGGGACAAGACGCGCTGACGCAGATCATCGCAAGCCTCGAAGTCGGTCGCGAAGGCGCCGGCAGCGGCGACGAGGCCGTGACGAACCTGCGTAACTGGCTGTCGCACATGAATGCGAAGGCGACGATCGACGCCTACAAGAAGGCCGGCGTCGACTACCAAAAGTCGATGTCCAACCTTGTCGCAGGCGGCTATTCGAGCTACGAAGGTTCGCTGCAGATCGCGCAGAAGTTCATTGCGTCACGCGGCGACGCCTTCATGAAGCAATGGAAAGCCGCTGGCGCCAAGGGCGACGAGGAGGCGCAGCGCAAGCTGATGGAGAGCTTCGGCTTGAACGAGGTCTTTCAGGACATCCAGACCATCAACCACCTGCTCGCGATGCGCCAGGGCTGGGACAAATACCAGCAGAACAAGAAGGACATGGGGAGCGCCCAGGCGCTGAACACCATCGACCAGGACTACGCTCGCCGTGCAGAGCTGGCCACCGTTGCGTGGGGGCGCTTTCAGACCCAGATTGCGGATCTCGGGATCACGGTCGGCCGTGCGCTGCTGCCGTCGCTCACGGATCTGATGAACACGGTTACGCCGCTGATCCAGCGCACCGCGCAGTTCGCAGCCGCCCATCCGGGCCTGATCCGCGGCATCGTCGGTTTCGCAACGGCCGTGATCGGCATGAAGGTCGCGACGCTCGCCGCCGGCTGGGCGCTGAATTTCTTCGTCAAGTCGCCAATAAATTCGGTCGCCACGGCACTAACCACTGTCGGCGCGAAGTGGACGTTGATGAAAGCACTGTGGATTGGCGGCGGCTCTCGCCTCTCGACGGTGTTTCAGCTTTTCGGGTTGAGCGCGGGTGCGGCGGGCAAACTCGCCGCATGGCTCGGCCGTGTTGGGGGCATGTTCATGCGCCTTGGCCGGGGCGCGCTGGCGGTCGGCCGCATCCTCCTTCCCTTCGGTCAGGGCATGTTGATGACGATCGTCGGCCCGCTGCGCCTGCTCGCCCAGGGCGGCATGTGGCTCGGTCGCGTCCTGGGCGGCCAGCTCGTGAACGGTCTGACGATGGCCGGGCGCGCGGTGCTCTGGCTGGGGCGCGCGATGATGCTCAATCCGATCGGCCTCGCGATCACTGCGATCGCGGTCGGCGCGTACCTCATCTACCGCTACTGGACGCCGATCAAGCAATTCTTCGGGGGCATCTGGAACTCGATTCGTACCGCGTTCGCGGGCGGAATCGGGAGCGTGATGCGTCTGATCATCAACTGGTCACCGCTCGGCCTGTTCTATCGAGCGTTCGCGGGCGTGCTCGGGTGGTTCGGCGTTGGGCTCCCGAAAACCTTCACCGATTTCGGCTCGCACCTGATCGACGGCCTGGTCAATGGCATTCGCAATCGCTTCACCGCCGCGAAAAACACGCTGGTCGAATTTGGCGGCAACGTGAAGGCATGGTTCGCGAACACGCTGGGGATCAAGTCGCCGTCCCGCGTCTTCATGGGCTTCGGCGACAACATTGCCCAGGGCGCCGCAATCGGCATCGGCCGCTCGTCGGCGGTCGCCGCGCGCGCGGCCGCCGGCATGGCGACGCAGGCGGCGGCCGCCGCATCGATGCAGCGCATCAATGCAGCTCGCGGCGGCTCGCCGGCCGGCGCATCGGTAGCCGGCTCTGGGATCACGGTTCACTTTTCGCCAACGATTACGGTCCAGGGCGGTTCGCCTGATGGTGTAAAGGATCAGGTCAAGCAAGGGCTCAATCTGTCGTTGCGCGACCTGGAGCGCATGCTCGACGACCTGCTCGCGAAGCGCGAGCGACGCGCATACAGGAGCTGACGTGTTTGCAATTCTCGGGGATATCGAATTCGACCTGATCGGCTACTTCGACGGGTTCGATGCGACCTTCGGTGCCGACTACGCCGAACACGCTCTGCTGCAGGGCAAGCCGCGGCTGCAGCGCATGGGCGACAAGCTCGACGAGATCCGGATCGCGCTGTCGTTTCACTACTGGTACTGCGACCCGGAAGCCGAGCTGGCGAAGCTGCGCGCGGCTGTGAGCGCAAAACAGGCAATGGCGCTCGTTTTTGGCAACGGCGACTACAAAGGCTGGTTTGTGCTGACCGAGGTTCAATCGACCAGCAAGCAGACCGACACGTCCGGAACGGTGCTGTCCCTCGATGCGTCGATCACCCTGCGCGAGTTCGTCGGCGACAAGAAGAACCCGCTCAAGCCGCCGGCCGTGCAACCCAAGGTGCCGCCGGCCGCCGCGCAGGCGGTCTCCAGCGTCACGTCGGCGGTAGCCACCGCGCGAGGCACGATCCAGCAGGCCGTGACCTGGGCGAACCAGGCGCAGTCCGCGATGCGTGTGGCCGTCGACGCGGTCAAGGTCGTGCAGAAGTTGAAAGACGATCCGTTCTCCGCATTGAGTCGCTCGTCGAGCGTACTGACCAACATCAAGCAAGCTGCTGATCCGCTGGCGAAGCTGTCGCCAGCGCTCGCGTCCCTGACTGGCCAGATTCCCGACGCTGCCGGCATCCTGCGCGCCAGCACTACCGCGCTGGATGCAGTCCGGTCAGCGCAGAGCGGCTTGGCGAACGCGACGATAGGGACGATTACCGGTGCGATCGACCGGGCCGCCGGGCAGCTCTCGACGGCGACCGGCGCGTTGAGTTCCGCTGCGCCGAGTCTCAGCAAACTGGCTGCGCAAGTCGCGACGCGGAGGATTTGATGTTTCTGACCCACATCACAACCGAAGGCGAGCGATGGGATCAAATCGCCTACCGCTATTACGGCGACCCGTTCGCGTACGAGCGGATCATCGCGGCGAACCCGAGCGTCCCGATCACGGCCGTGCTCGCGAGCGGCATCGCACTGTCGATTCCAGTTGTAGCCGCCGACGACGTACCCGATGAGGAGCTGCCGCCGTGGATGCGGTGATCGACACTCCGACGTCGGTTGCCGACGTCCCTGAACCCGTTTTCACGCTCGTGTACGAGCAGAAGAACATCACCAACGACATCGCGCCCTACGTGGTGTCGGTGTCGTATACCGACTTCCTTTCCGGCCAGTCCGACGAGATCGAGGTCGTGCTCGAAGACACGGACGGCCGATGGCTCGACGCGTGGTATCCGGGCAAAGGCGATGCGCTGACGCTGAAGATCGGCTACACGGGGGCGCCGTTGCTCGCGTGTGGTCGCTTCGAAATCGACGAGATTGGCTTCGACGAACCGCCCTCGACCGTGACGATCCGCGGGCTCGGTACGGGCGTGAAGGCGTCAGTGAGGAGCCGCAAGGCCAAAGCGTACGAGCACACGACGCTGGCGACGATCGCCGCGCGTGTCGCGAAGCGGAACCACCTGACGCTCACCGGTCGGATTCGGGATATTCGCATCGACCGAGTCACCCAGTACCAGGAGCAGGATGTCGCGTTTCTGACGCGGCTCGCGCGCGAGTACGGCTATGCGTTCAAGATTTCGGGCAGCAAGCTCATCTTCAGCGAACTCGCCGACCTGCGAGGATCAGACGCGGTCCTGCAGTTCAAACGCGCCGACCTGAAATCGATCCGCCTGCGCGACAAGATCAAAGACGTCTACGCGCAGGCCAAAGTCGGCTACCACAACCCGAAAACGAAGAAGCTCGTCGTCTACGGCGTGACGGGCGATTCTGTGGGCGTCGTCGGTCAGTCGGAGGCGACCGCGGGCAAGCGGAAACAGTCCGGTCAGTCGACGAGCGGCGACACGCTGCGGCTCTCCGCGCGGGCTGGCTCCAAGGCAACGCTACAGACGAAGGCGCGCGCGGCACTTGACCAGACGAACCTCAAGCAGACTGGCGGGTCGGTCGAGATGCAGGGCGACACGAAGCTGGCCGCCGGCGCGTCGATCGAACTGCTCGAACTCGGCAGACTGTCCGGCAAATACCTGATCGAGTCGGCGCGACACCGGCTCGATCGCGGCGGCGGCTACCAAACCGAAGTCGAGCTGAAGCGCTCGGCGATTGCCGTCCAGGCCGGCAAAGGCGGCGGCGCCGCGAAAAAGTCCACGAAAGGGCTGCAGGTCTATGGCGTCACGGCGAAAGGCGACGTCGGTGTTGTTGGAACCACGCCCGTAGCGGCGAAAGGCAAGAAAAAATGAGTGAGACCCTCGACGAGTTCGGCGCGACGATCAAGTTCGGCACGGTCAGCGCGTCGAAACCCGGCTTCGCGCGTGTGCGTCTGACCGACCTCGGCAACATGAGGACCATGTGGCTGCCGATCGCGTACCCGAAGACCTTGGCCGATCAGGCTTGCTGGACCTACGACAATGGCGAGCAGGTCGCCGTGCTCCTGGACAGCCGGTGCGAGGACGGCGTCATTCTCGGCGCCATCTACTCCGATGCCGATCGCCCGCCCGTCACGGACCCGAACAAGTTCATCGTCCGCTTCAAGGATGGTGCGGTGCTCGAGTACGATCGCGCGACCCACACGCTGACGTGCTCGGGCATGCAGACCGTGATCGTGGACTCGAAGTCGGAAATCGTGCTGCGTGCGGCCGACAAGGTGACCGTCGACTCGCCGGAGACCGAATTCACGGGCAACGTCACGGTCAAGCGCAAGCTGACCTACCAGGGCGGCATGGCCGGCTCGGGCGGCGACGGTGCAGTACTGACGGGCAACATGAACGTCGACGGCAACGTGAGCGCGACGGGCACGATCATGGACGTCGGCGGCAACTCGAATCACCACAGCCACTGAGCTTTTAGCCGGCTTTAATATCCCCCCGACTGGTCGCGCGGCAACATGGCCGCATGACCCAGCTCTCCGACATCACCTCCGTTCACTGGCAACCAGCCCTCAACCGCGACGGCGTTGTTGAGGGCGTGGACGACATCGACCAGGCGATCCGCCTGATTCTCGGAACGCCCCAGGGCAGCGACCCGCAGCGCCCCGAGTTCGGCTCCAAGCTCTATCTGTACCTCGACATGCCAATCGACCGCGCGACGCCGCACATCGTGCGCGAGTCGGTCGACGCAATCCGCCGCTGGGAGCCGCGCTGCGAGGTCGTGCGCGTCATTCCCTCGATCGCCGAGTCGCGCGAATCGATCCGCGTCCAGTGGCGCCTCGCTGACGGCGTCATTCGCGAGACGGAGGTGCCGCGATGACGCTCGGCGAACCGAATTTCATCGCCCGCGATCCTGAGGCCATTACGGCCGAGATCATCGCTGACTACGAGACGCGGACAGGCAAGACGCTGTATCCGGCGCAGGTCGAGCGCGTCCTTGTCGACATCATTTCCTACCGCGAAACGCTCGTACGCGTCGGTGTCCAGGAGGCCGCGAAACAGAACCTTGTCGCGTTCGCCCGCGCTCCCATGATTGACTACCTTGGCGAGCTGGTCGGCGTGACACGGCTGCCGGCGCAGCCCGCGAAGACAACGATCCGCTTCTCGGTTGAAGAGGCGCAGCCATCGAATCTGCTGATCGCCGCCGGCACGCGCGTCGAGACGAGCGACGGCGCGGTTTCGTTTGCTACCGACGTCGACGTGACGCTCGTTGCCGGCCAGTTGTCGATCGACGCGGCCGCGACCTGCGAAACACCCGGTGCACTCGGTAACGGCTGGCAGCCGGGCCAACTCGGCTCACTCGTTGACGACCTGGGCGACGTCGACGTGACGGTGGCCAACACCAAGATCAGCGCGGACGGGTATGAGGAGGAAACCGACGATCGCCTGCGCGAGCGTATCCGGCTCGCACCTGAAGCGTTCAGCACGGCGGGCTCCCGACTCGCGTACGTCTTCCACGCAAAGAGCGCGCACCAGTCGATCGTCGACGTCGGCGTGATCGGTCCGGAAATGGAAATGCGTGACGGCCGGCTGGTATCGGTCAACGGTGTTCAGCCGGGCAGCGTCCAGGTCTATCCGCTCGTTGACACGGGGCTGCCGAGCGAAGCGATTCTCCAGCTCGTACGCGACAACCTGACCGACGAGCGCCGGCGCCCGCTGACTGACTACGTCGACGTCCGATCGCCGACGCCAGTCGACTATGCGATCGACGTGCGTCTGACGATGTACAAGGACGCTGACGCCGACGCAACGATTACCCAGGCACGTACCGCAGCACAAGCCTACCGTGCCGATCGTTCCGCCGGCCTGGGGCGCGACATCGTCCCACGCCAGCTCAGCCGAGCCGTACAGGTGGAGGGTGTGTACGACGTCGACCTGCCGGGCCTCGCGCTGCGCGTGCTGACCGGGAACGAATGGGCGCGTTGTACGAGTGTCACCGTCGTGCCGATTGGAGTGGCAAATGGCTGATCTCCTGTTGCCGCCGGCACTGGCGAAAGACCCGCGTTTCAAGGCCCTCGCGCAATTAACCGAGCGGCTCGACAACATCGACCTGTCGCCGCTCCTGGTCTACCTGATCGACGGCGTTGACGCATCCGCTTTGCCGTTCCTCGCGGACCAGTTCTCCGTCATGGGTGAGGACGGCTGGAGTCTCGCCGAGTCCGAAGACGCCAAGCGCGCCCTGATCAAAGGGGCGATCGAGCTGCATCGCTACAAGGGCACGCCCTGGGCGGTCAGAGAGGTGATCCGGCGCCTGGGCTTCGGCGAGGTCGAACTCGTTGAGGGCATCGGACGCGCCTACTACGACGGGAAAAGTCGCTACGACGGCGCAATGGTCTATGGCGGCAATGGTTTGTGGGCGGCCTATCGGGTCATCCTGCTCGATCGCGCCATTACCAATGATCAAGCGGCCTTGCTGCGCACGACGTTGGCCGCGTTCGCGCCGGCGCGCTGCGTACTCGCCAGTCTCGAATACCGTCGCGTGCCGGTGCGCTATAACGGCGCCGCTCACTACGACGGCCAGTACAACCACGGGAGCAGTTAATGGGCAAACTCGTCGAAACTTCCCAATGGGAGGAAGATCTCTATCAACTCGAAACAGGCGATCCGGTCGAAGGCGGCCCGGACGGCGTTTCGAACAAGCAGGCTAAACAGCTCGGCAACCGCACGCGCTATCTGAAAGCGCAGGTCGAGCAGTCGCAGTCTGGGCTTGCACAGCACATCGCTGCGACCGATCCACATACCCAGTACGCGACGAAGTCGGATCTTGCGGCGAAGCTCGCCGCGCTCGTCGGCCAGTCGCCGCAGACGCTCGATACCCTGAAGGAACTGGCCGACGCGCTCGGAAATGATCCGAATTTCGCGACGACGATTGCGACTCAGTTGGGGTTGAAAGCGCCGATCGACTCGCCGGTTTTTATCAACGCAGCGAAGGGGCCGACGCCGGCGCAGTTCGACAGCAGCACGAAACTCTCAACGACGGAATTCGTACTGCGCGAGCTGGGTGGTTTCTCCGGATTCGCGGGAATCAACAAAAACACGACGCTTACCAACGCGCAAGCTGGTCAGGCTATCCAGAACTACGCGAACGCGTCAGTCACCGCGACGCTGCCGCTCAGTTCGACGATGCCGATTGGTAAATGCATTACGTTTTTCAACAATGGCTCGAATGGATCTGTCCTCACGGTAGCGACGCAAGGCAGTGACACCATCACCACGGTGGGCGCTAACATCACCACCATTCCCATGCAGTTGGGCGATACGTTGAAGATGATGTCGCGTGGCTCGGCCGAATGGGACATCGTCGGCGGCTCGGCGGCGATCCAGTATTCGCAGACTCGCGGCGTAACGGCCGGGCAGTTCGATAACAGCACGAAGCTTGCGACTACGGCTTGGTATTGGAATCAGATCGCAGCAGGTGTCAGTTCGGCAGGGAAAGTCAATGGGGTCAACAACCCTAACCTGGTGTTCAATGGTAGTGGTGAGTTCGGCTCGGCAGGTTGGACTCTGAATTCCTTTTCGCCTCAGGCCGATACGAGCGGTGCCATTGGAAATTTCTTCGCCAATACCGGCGCGCTGTCCGCGTTTTCCGGTTCATCAGGCTCTGCCCAATATCCAGTTGGACCGTCGGTAGCAGTAACCATGTCGTTCGATATGGCCAACTTCGCAACGGCGGGAACCGTTACGGCCGCACTCGCTGCATATAACAGCAGCGGAACTTTCATGTCGTATGTTGGTACGTTGGTCATTCCGAATGGTTCGGCACTCGCTCGCTATACGATTTCGGGCACGACTCCTGCCAACACAGCATACGTCGCAGCTTATCCGATCAACGCAAGCGGCGTCACCGCTGCCGCATTTGGCATCGTGTTTCGTCGAGTAAAAATCGAGCAGGGATCAACTGCCTCCCTGTATTCTCAGGATGCGAATTTCGCTGCGCTTGGCACGGGGCCAAACAGTGCCCCGGTTTTTGTCTCGCCCGCCACTCAGAGCCAGCATGCGGTGCAGTTGGGGCAGTTCCTCGCGTCACTCTCTTCGAATGGCTATATCGAAATTCCTGTCGTCGTGAGTGGCGTCAAGAAGACGTTTATTTTTCAATGGAATATTGTTGCAGCCGCCGGGGTTGGCGGCGTTGTCGTCAACTATCCCATTCCTTTCCCGAATGCGTTACTAGGAAATTTAGCGACGGTATCTGTTCCAGCCGGCCCGGTCACACAGTACGCCGCCTGTGTCTCCGGTGGCTTGAGTAGCGTTACCGTTGCAATTAATACTGGAACAGCCGCAGTTCTTCTAGTTTCTTTTGGGTATTGATATGACAACGTCAAATTACGTGTGGAGTGCTGCACAAAACCTGTTCTTCCCGACCGCTTACCGGCCAGCCTATGAGGCGCGCAATGCGTGGCCAAGCGACTGCGTGGACATTGATGATTCGGTATTTTGGGAGTTTGCATGCCAACCCGCAGCATCTGGGATGGTGCGTGGGGTTGGCTCAGACGGCATGCCTGTATGGACGGCTGCTCCCTCCCCAACATCTGATCAGCTATCCGATCAGGCAAGGTCGCGGAGAGATAGCCTTATGAGTCAATGCGATTGGATCGTGCAACGACATCGAGATCAGGCCGATGCGGGGATTTCTACCACGCTGACCACTGCGGAGTATCAAACGTGGATCACGTACCGGCAAGCGCTCCGTGATATCTCCAAGCAGCCCGGATTCCCGGTGACGGTAACGTGGCCCACTCAGCCCATGGTGGCATCGGCACCGCAGGTCTGATCACTTCAGCAATTGGCTGACAATCGGGGCGATAACCTGGGCTTCTCGGGCGCCCTTAATCGCGTAAAGTGCGGAATCCGGGTGGATACCATCCGGCAGCATCTGTTCCCATACAGAAAGCGACTGGATGTACGCGTACTGCTGCACAAGCGGCACGTTCTTGGCTGCGGCCACTTGACCGACGATTGCCGAAAACGCAGCCAGATTCGGTATCTTCGAGGTGTTGACCGGATTCGGCTCTTCCAGCACGACCGTCTTGCCCGCTGCGCGAGCTAGATCGACCAGTTGTCCCAGGTGCGTGGCGAAGGAATCCGCAGTCTCGCCGCAGTAGTACGAGTCGTTGATACCGAAATTAAAGCTTGCGATCTGCGCGCTCGTAGTCTGGATCTCTTGCGCGAACGGTGCGTGCACGCCGTCACCGTTGAGAAGATTCACAGCGCACGTTGACGAAACGCCTTGGACATCAACCGTGACCGAGCCACCAAATTGCGCCTGAAGGTCAGCATAGAGCCGCTCGGCGGCAGTCGGCTTGGCAGTAACGTATGCGCCATTCTGATAAGTAAGGCCTACTGTCGTCGAGTCCCCATACTGCCGCACAACGACATGCTTTGCGACGGCCGGCTGCGTGGCCGGTGTCGGTTGCGGAGCATCACCGCCCCCTCCGCCGCCACAAGCCGTCATTCCGGCAATCAGCACGAACACGGTTGAGGCTTTCATTCCCGAGGCGACAAATCGATTGTGGCGCCAGCTTCCCGGCACCATTCGAAGACCTGCTCCACGGTCGCGGCGCGATTGAGTAGCGCGCCTGCAAGAAACAGCATGGGCAGGCTCATTGGGCGCGGCTCGTGGCCGCCAGTGTACTTCCGCCATTGATTGTTCCCCGCCAGGCCGAACATTTCGGCCATCTGCTCGCCCGTGTAGCCGAGGCGGTTCTTGAGGTTCTGAAGATCGTCCGGGCTTGGCGGCTTGTATCGGATTGACATATCCAAGAGTGCGCAGAACGCGCTTGCGAAATGTGGTCATCGTTATCTTCCTTTCGGAGGTGGCGGGCTGCACGTCGCGCGCTACCCAACAAGCGCAAACTAGCCCCTTTGGGGCTAATTGTCAATCATCAATTTCAGTCCTGTTTAGGTAGTCTTTTGGGCCGAAACCCGCGCGTGGAACGGAAGTCGCGCAAACGGGAAGATGGCGGCAATCTGAAACCAGACTGCCACATAGGCCCACGTGAGCACTGACACCGGCATTGTTGGCACCGCGCCGAACGCCGATCCGGTCGCGCAACAGCTCAGGGTGTCGGCGCTCGTCGTCGACCGGCATCTCTCTGGCGCCGGGAGCTAGGCCCAATGGGCCTGCGCTTGTTTGGGGCGACGCTGGCGTTGCTTGAGGACGGCGAGTGCCCAAGGCTTGGGCAAGACTCCGCGCTGGCCACGTGGGAGCCGGCATTTCATTCGAAGGTGCTGGCCGCGGCGGAATAACCGGGCGGTTCGATGGGCAGTTTGCAATTCGTTTGCGGCATGTGCAAACTCTGCCCATCCCAATTTATCGCGCGTGATTGTGCTCAAATATCGCGCCGCGCTTCACTCGCGCCCCCATCGCCACGTCACGATGGAATGACGATAATCGGGGCAGTACCCGCCGGTGCGGCGCGGTGGGCCGTCCCGCGCGCCGGCCGAACCCTTTCCATTTGCTTTCGGAATCACACGATGA